TCAGCGGCCATCTTGGCGAAAAGATATGCCAGAGCTGGTTTATTGAACTTCATTCTATAGATTTGTGCTATATGGAATAATGGTTCAGCACGAATGGGTCTGTAATTATATGCTTCTATGAAAGCCTGTTGAATTTCAATCCATTCACGATTTAACATACTCTTACAGATCGCCGCACGATAAAGCGAATAATATACTTCTTCTTGCCATCCACCCATATCAACACGCTTCATATAGGCTACTTCGGCCTTTTCCCATTGCTGTGAGTCAAAGTATGATTGGGCCAAATAGAACTGATAACGAATATTTCCTGGCTCTGTTTCTAGAGCCTTTTCTAGAAGTTCTGCATCCTTGGAGTATTTTTCAATTGGGGTGATATTGAGATTTCTTGCTCCTTCTGTACGAGCAACTACTCTATAGTTACCTTCTAATCTTACCATAACTGGATTTGGTTTATCACATGTAGCATATTCATGAAGAACACCAACATATTTCCAATTTGATTCTAATTTGAAAATCTGAGTTCTCCACCAAGAAAACTCTTCACGACCAAGACGAATAATATATCCATCTACATTCGGATCTGGTTTGAAGTTAAATGATCCTACTAGATAATCATCAGCATCAATCATGAAAGCATATTCTGCTTTTCCTTTACATAAATCTAATGCTTCTGTTCTGTTCTGACCAAATGATACCCATGGTTTTTCATGGAGTTCCCCTGGAATTCCCTTTTCCTTGAAGAAATTAGTAATAATTTCTTTGGTATTATCTGTTGATCCAGTGTCAACGATTACCCAGTAATCAATGTCTTTATACACAGAATTTAAGCACTCATGAATAATATGAGACTCATTCTTAACGATCATCGATAGACATAATTTATGCATATTATATACCTTTTATACTATTTATATAAAAGAACTACCAGTAGGATTCAGTTTTTTATCATGAATTTCAATAATTTTATCTCTTCTTGCTAACTCATAATCATGGTCAACCATCATATCAATGAGTTGATAAATACTAGTTTTTGGTTCCCATCCTAGTTTTTGTTTTGCTTTAGAATAATCCCCAAGTAATTGATCTACTTCTGTTGGTCTATAATATCTTTCATCAACTTCAACATAATCTTTATAATTCATACCAAGTTTTGCAAATGCTTTTTGACAAAATTCTTCGACTGAAATCATTTTATTAGTTGCGATTACATAGTCATCTGGAGTATCTTGTTGAAGCATCATCCACATTGCTTCAACATAATCACCAGCAAATCCCCAATCCCTTAAAGAATTCATATTACCAAGATATAATTTCTTCTGAAGTCCTTGATATATTTTACCTACTGCTCTTGTAATCTTACGAGTAACAAAAGTCTCACCCCTCCGTGGACTTTCGTGGTTGAATAGAATTCCACATGAGGCGTGTGTATTATATGATTCTCTATAATTTACTGTTAACCAATGACCATAGACTTTAGCGCATCCATATGGTGATCTTGGATAAAATGGTGTTGTTTCTTTTTGTGGAACTTCTTGAACCTTACCAAACATTTCACTGGAGGATGCCTGATAATATCTTATTTGTTTACCTGTAAGTGATTGTATAGTTCGTATTGCTTCAAGAACATTTAATGTACCGATACCGACAGTTTCTCCCGTATAAACAGGAGCGTCGAAAGAAACTCTAACATGACTTTGTGCTCCAAGATTATAAATTTCATCTGGATTGCATTTATGAATTAATTTTTCAATAGTCGTATAATCTGTTAAATCACCATAATGTAAAAATAATGTTTTATTATATACTTCTGGATTTTGAATATGATGTTCTAAACGTCCTGTATTAAATGATGAGGATCTGCGAATAATACCATGAACCTCATATCCTTTACTCAATAATAAATCTGTTAAATATGACCCGTCTTGACCAGAAATTCCCGTTATTAGTGCTACTTTTTTCATTTTCTAATACTTTCATAATTTTTTATAAAATATTCTATTGTTAGTTCTAATCCAGTTTCAATATCTGTAAATTTAAAGTCTGGAAAATATTTTTTAAATTTTTCATTTGAAGAATCTTTTTTTAATATACCTTCTGGTTTAGAAATATCATAAATAACATTCCCTTTAAATTGCATAATTTTTACAATTAGTTCAACTATTTCTTTTATCTGAAACGATTGTCCAGGTGAAACTATAACAGGATTTTGTATCTCTATATCATTACTATACATCAATTCAATCAATTTTGAAAAATCTTTTATATAAATAAATTCTCTTTCTGCTTTCCCAGATCCCCAAATATACAAATCAGTATTATTTTTTTTAGCTAAATAACATTTATGAATAAGACTGGGTATTACATGTCCATTTACAATATTATAATTATCATTTTCACCATATAAATTACATGGTATTAAACAACTACTAGAAATATTATATTGCTGAAACAACGCTCTTGATCCAACTTCAAGCATTCTTTTTGAATATGCATATCCAAAATTTGTATGATGTGGTTCTCCGCTATGCAAACATTTTTCACTTAAAGGAAGCTCACAGTTGGTAGGAAATGCACATGTAGAAATAATAAATATTGCTTTTTTAAGTTTATATTTTTTGCATATATTCATTATATTTAAATTCATTTGTAAATTATCTGAAAAAAAATCATAGATAAAATCTGTATTTGCTTTTATACCACCAACCTTTGCTGCTGCGTGTATCACGGAATCAATTTTATTTTTTTCAACATAATAACATAATTTTTCATAATTTAAAATATCTAATTCATCTTTTGATGGCTTAAAACCAAAATTTAATGCCTTTCCAAGCAATCCATTACCACCAGTTATTAATGTATTCATGTAATAATTTCCAATTTTTCATCATTCAATCCCCATGATTCTTCATTTGCTTTAAAGTTTTTAGCATTTAACCATGGATTTTCAAGTCTATGAGATAGATTTGATTGTATCTTATCTTCCTTTAAATGGTAAAATTTAATATTATAATCAAATAAATCTCCACCATACTTATATTTATTTTCCAATCTTCTATGAAATTCTATATCTTGCCAACCCCAATATATTAATTCTTCATACCATCCAGTGCTATCTTCCCATAAATTTCTATTCATTAAAATAGATATAGATGTACCCATGAATTTTTCAGAATTCAAAGGTTCGTGTGAACTTATATTATTTTCTTTTAAATTTTTTATTAACTCTTCTGAAGTTTTCACCTCTTCATAATTTTTGAATTCTATATTATGTCGTGAACCCCAATAAAAATTCATATTATTTTTTATATCGATATTTTTAACAAAAGAATATAACATCTCAAAATCATCATATGGCACAAAACAATCAGAATCCCAAAAAATAACATATTTTCCAGAACTTCTTCTGAAGGCTGTATTTATTGGATGTACTATAGAATAATTTGAATTTCTATTATATTTTTTCGCAATATTGGGGGGAACATAAACACATTTAAAATTATCATGTTTACTTTCAATAATATCATAAATAATTGGAATTTCTGAACCCCAATCACATAAAATTACCTCAACATCATTCACATTTATTTTTTTTAAATTAAATATAGTTTGTTCTAAATTAAGTTTTAATGATTTGCGATTACTTTTTCTAAAATTATCATTTTTTCCTGGAATTAGTATAGATAAAAGCATTTATTTACTCCAATATTATTTGTTAAAAACCCAACTATGATCACAAAATGTTTTATCTGGATTTTTTTTAAAAAAATCAAAAATTGCTCTTTTTACACTATCCCAATTATAATCATGTCCCGCTATTATTCCACCATTTTTTATTTTTGGATACCATATTTTTATATCTTCTAATATAGAAGAATATTGATGATTACCATCAATATAAACAAAATCTAATGATTCATCTTTTATGATTTTATTATATTCTACACTAGACATTTTATTTTTAATTATATTTTTATGATTTTTTGTGATATAATCAAAAATAATTTCTGCTTCTTTTAATTCATATTCTTGTTTATTAATATCATATATAGAACAATCTTCAATATATTTTTCCCATGGGTCAACAGAATTTATAACACCATCATTAAAATTTTCTGCAAAAATTTCACCACTAGCTCCACAATAAGCACCTATTTCAACCATTTGGATTTTAGTGCCTAATTTATTTTTTACATAATTGCAAAGATCAAACAATCCAATCTTTTGATCTCCCTCGCGCATATCAAATGTCAGTCTCATTTTTTTCTCCAAACAATTAATGAATGACCTTCAATAAAGTAACTTCCAGTATAAATTCTACGCTTGTCTATTATTTCAATTATCCCCTTAGATTCTAATTCTTGTAAATAAGTAAGAAAATTTGATAAATAATTTCTTTTCTTAAAATATTCTATAGATAAAAAGTCAATTAAATTATTATCATCTAATAATTCAGATATTGGTTCCATATGAACACATATATCTGGATTTTGATTTAGTAAATATTCTATAAAATTTTTATATCTATCACCAACTTGTTCTAATGCTGCAACAGTATATACCATACTTGAATTTTTAATTTTAAAATTTTTATCTGGATTAAAAAAATCAAATTTATGTGAATTAATTTTATAGTCAAAAGTCCGATTTATTTGTTCTATAGTTTTTTGCGATGCCTCTGCCCAATCCAGACCAGTTAAATTTAAATTTAAATTTTCTTGTTGCAATCTAAGAAGATGATATCCAGGACCACATCCAAATTCATAAACATTTTTAATATTTTTAGAAATATAATTATTAATTATAGTATCAACAAAAGCAATATGAATTTTATAATCAAAATTTTTTGTTATTGGATTTATTATTTTATCATTCCATCTAACAAATCTATTTTTTCCGTGATATTTTGGGATTAAAGAATCATAGTTTTTATTTTTTATAAACTCTGTTAAATTTTCACCCCAACCATTTTCCCATTCATCTATTCGATGTTTTCCAGATTTAGTAATATCACCCAAAAGAACTTTAATAATATGTATTACATAATCATTAAATTCTTTTTCGGTTAAATTTTTATATAAAAGTGGTGTATCATCTAATCTAGTTTCTACAAATTGTGGCACTTTCATATTTAATATTTTTTCAATATCTTGTTTTGTGATTTTATTTTCCATAATAAAGATCCTTTTGCCATTCTATGGTATAATTCAATCCATCATTTATTTCAATAAAAGATTTTTTATTAAATTCATTTATATATTTATTTATGTCTAAATTAACAATTTTTGGTGTCCCATTTAATGTTTTATTATCATCTATTGGAATATTAACATCAACATGCAATTTATCTGCTATAATTTGTGCGAGTTTATAAATTGATATTTTTGATGTTCCAGCTATATTATAAACATTCTCATTTCCATGTAATAAAATATTATACAACATTTCAACTGCGTCTGAAATATAACAATATGTTCTTATTGAACTTCCAGTATCTAAAAGATCTATTTTATTATTTAATAATGCTTTTTGAATTATATTATTTAAAACTCTAGCATCATTTTTTTTTGTTCCTGGGCCATATACTAAACTTATTCTAGCAATTTTAATATTAAAATCAGGCGCAAATGCATGACATATAGCTTCACCACAACGCTTTGCTTCTATATAACATGATCTTGGATGAGCTGGATTCGTTGATCCTATTCGTTCTTCTGATATAGATTCTTCTTCAATTCCACTATAAATTTCACTTGTGCTACAAAACAAAAAAGAACCACCTTTATTTAATAATTTAAATAAATTTACTACTGTAGATGTATTTAATTCTATTGTAGTTATTTTATCTTGCATAAATTTTTGTGGTTGCCCATAACCAGCAGTATGGATTATAAAATCAATTCCACTTAAAATTTCTATAAATTCAAGTTTTAAATTTTCAATATTTTTATTATCAGTTAAATCACCTTTAATAATTGTACAATCAGTAAAAAGGTCACTATAAATTGACTCTATATCATTATTAATCCAACAAAAAATACTAATATTATATTTTTTTTGAATATTTTTTAAAACCGCTAACATATGCAAACCAATCAAACCCGTAGATCCTGTTATCAACACTTTTTTATTTTTAAATTTTGAAAAATCTATATTTGATTCTAATTGTTTATAATTATAAAAATTTTTTAAATCCATGATAAAATCCTTTTATTTATTCCATTTACATCAAGCATTAAATCTATATCGTGTTCTTGCTTAGTCCCATAATTTGTTAAAAACTTTCTAGGAATACCTATATGGTATATTTTAAATAATTTATCATATAATGATTTATTAATTAAATAATCAATTGTTCCTTCATAAAATGGTTCACACACAATAATTTTTTCATTAAAATATTTTATTAATGTTTTAGAATCAAATGGATTTATTGTATTATAATACAATAATGTGATATCTAAATCCTGTATTGCTTGTTTTACAGCATCAAGCATATTTCCAATACAAATAACTGTAGCTTTTTTGCCAATTTTTATCACTGATGCTTTTCCCGAATCCGAAATATGTGTCTCACTATTTTCAGTTTCACCAAGCCTATAGTAATTTGGATTTTTATTGTTATAATTTAAATTTATTAAATGATCCAATTCTTCACTATTTCCTGGAATAAAAATTTTCATAGTAGAAATAGTTAATAATAATTGAATATCTCCTGGACAATGATGTGTACATCCCAATGCAGCATAATCATATGAGTTTCCAACAGTAATAAAATTTCCACCTAAATTTTGATATCCAAAATCTATTTTTAATTGTTCAAATGCTCTTTCAACTAGAAAAGGAGCTATTGTATGTACAAAAGGTATCATTCCATTTCTAGATAACCCAGCAGCTAAACTTATTGTACTCTGTTCCAATATTCCTATATTGTAAACTCTAGAAGGAATATTTTTTAATTCATCACGAAAACCAAATACTCCTATATCACCCAAAAGCAATACACTATTTGTATCTTTATACAATATATTTTTTAATGTTTTTGTAAACTGTTTTCTCATAATTTATATTTTTTTTATTATACCTTGAGTTGTATTTAAATACATTGAAATTTTTTCTGGTTTATCTTATAAAGAATCATCTACAGCTTTTCTAACACCTAATGTTTCAGGATGATTAGTATAGTCTTGTATTATCCCCCACCATGCTGTCTTGTCACCAAATTAATACCTAAATTTGGATTTAAATAACATGCCATTGCTGCTACATTTGAATTAATGCTAACAATTTCATTACATTGTGAAAGTAACAAACATTCAATTAAAACATCTTTTCCATGATTTATTTTATCAGATCCTTTTACAATATGACATAATGGAACCATTCTAGTAAGTTCTTTAGCTCTTCTAGATGTTTGATAATGATGAACATTTGGATATGTATATTTGATATCCATAATAGCTTCTTTGCTATCTGAAGCCACAAAAATATTATCATATTTTTTATTAATAGAAATTTTTTCAATCATTCTATGATATTGAGAAATATCATGATGTCCATAATCTGTAGTTCGCATATGAACAGCCAAACTATTCTTTCCTATACCACATAAATTGATATATCTTTGAACTTCTGATTTAATTTCTTTGTTTGGAATAATATATTTCTTGATCATAGAATTTATTTCATTTCGATGATATTGCAATTCTTCAGTGTTATTTAATAAATTCCATAATTTTAAACAATAATCATCTCTTGATGGACTGACCATCAAATAATTTTCTAGTAAAAAATTTGCATTTTTTGTCAATTCTGTTATCTCAACAACATTTCCTACTGGTATAGAATCGTTAATATTTTCAAAAAATTCACCCCAAGGATTTTTATTTAAATGCTGATATAAAAACTTTTCACCAATATTCATTATTGGTTTTAAATTATTATTTTCACAGTATTTTAAATTATCTATTATTTGTATTAAACTAGAAAAAAATCCATATTCTCTTGTGTTTATTATTAAACTACCATTGTAATTCGTCATAATTTATACTTTCATTTAATAAATTATATTCTTTTTCATTTGGAATTTTATGATGCCATTCTGGATTATTTTCCATTAGTTTACAACCCTTACCTTTGATTGTATTAGCTAAAATAAATAATGGTTTATCAGATTCCATTGATAAAGATTTTTCAATTGAATTGATATCATGTCCATCTATTTCAAAACAATTCCAACCAAAAGCTTTAAATTTATCATTAATATTATTTATAGATAATGCACGATCCGTTGAATGATTATAATCCATAATACATACTAAATTATTTAGATTATGATGTGCTGCCAATAATGCTGTTTCCCACACAGTCCCTTCATTAGATTCTCCATCACCAATCAAAACATAAATTTTACCATTTTCATTTTTTATCTTTTTAGCCAAAGCCATTCCTAATGCAAATGGCATCCCATGTCCTAAAGATCCAGTAGAACATTCAACTTGTTCAATAGAACTTGATGGATGACCACCCAAAGAAGAATTAAAATCACAAAATGATTCTATATCTTCTGATAATATTTTAAAATGGTCTAAAATTACAAAATAACCAATTGACGCATGACCTTTCGATAATACAAATTGATTATCTGTTTTTATAATAAATTTTTTATATATTATATAAAGAATATCAAGAATAGATAATGAACTTGGAATATGTCCTTCTTTTTTTTCATATGCAATATTAATTATTTTTTTTATTATATCTACTTTCATAATATTTTTCTTTCAATTAATTTATTATAATGGCATATGTATGTGTGTGAAATATTCATAATTATTGGTCTATTATTAAACACAATCCCTTTTCGCCAGACTCAAGTAAACCAAGTTGTTGTAGTATATGTGTTTTTCTTTCTACTAATTTTGTCCAATGACAAATATAAATATGATCTATATTCATAACTTTTATGATTAAAGATAATCAAATCTCCATGGTTGTGCTGCAAAGTGTCTTATTTTAGTATCTTCTTTTTTACTTTTTACTATATTATATTGTAAAACTCCAGACCCAATACTATCAGAATCTTCATCTAAAAGAGTAGTATTCCATTCTGGTCCTAAAATACAAACATTTTCTTTTAATTCATTCACTGTATATTTTATCTTAGATTTTAAAAATTCATCTTCTGTTTTCCCCCAACCATAGTCTTCCATGTCGAAATAACTTTTCCAACTGTGTCTTGGAATTCCAGTTAAAGTATACCAAGCTCCTTGTTCAGACCATAATTTCCAAAGTTCTGTACCATTACATTCATCAAATAATATATTATTCATAAAATTATTAATTAAATTAATTGTCCAATCACAAATAACCATACCCCAAATTCCCATACAGTGAGTATTTCCATTATCTATAGAATAGTTAAAATTGGCGTTAAATGGATAATCTTCATTTATATCTTTGATGCATACATCGGCATCTAAAAATAAAACTCTATCTCCATGTGTAAGCTTTTTTGTTTCTATTAAATTATTCAAATAATATATTTTTTGCCAACTGCAATTTCTGTATATACATGGTCCTTTATATAACTGATATTCATATCCATGCAAATTTGCAAATTTTTGTGTTTTTTTAGAATATACTTGCTCAAAAATTTCTTGTCTTTGATCGTTATAATTTGCTATTTGAAACAATATTTTTTTCATAATATTCTCTTTTTTATATTTTGATACATACCTTCCATTGAAAAATACTTATTATATAATTTTTGTCCGTTATTAAGAAGTTCTTTATATCTTTCATCTGATATTTCTTTTAATATATGATCAATGTATGGTATTTCATATTCATCAACAATTACTGCAAAATCTTCCCAACCCAACTCATCTGTCCATGGTAAGTATTTTTTATCTGAAATATAAACTGGAACAGAACCAAGCTGAAATGTTTCGTACATTCTGAAACTGGATGGACCATAGCCTCTTGGACATAAAGTAAATTTACTGCGTGATGTTAGTTCTAAAAATAATTGAAAATTACTAATTGGTATATTAGGTGTCCAGGATCCAGCTCTAATAACATAGTCAGACTTATCTTTTAGTGCATGAATCATCATATGTCTTATATTATGGGTAACTGATCCCACAAATGAGGCAAAAATATCTTTATTAACTTTAGGTTTTATATAATTTGGTATAGGACCACAAATTAATGGTATTGGTTTAATATTACCTTTTGTTCTATTTCCACCAGCAGAAAATATAATTGTATCCTCGGGTAAATCTTCAAATGGCCCATCATCATGTTGACATATAGTAAAATATTTTTTAGAATAATCTAAATTATCTTTTAAATATTTTTGAATATCAAAACTAAAATAATCAGATAGATATGATCTATTACAATAAATATTTGTCCAAAAGATATCAATGTAAATTCTATCCGATTGATTATTTTCTTGATTCCATCTATTGAAAAAATATTCCTCTAGATATGAACCACTATGATATGGTGGATATATTGGATATTCAGCTAAAGGTCTTAAAAAAGAATCACTTAAATATACCATAATTTTTCTTCCTTGAATCTTCTAGTTTTTTCTTCAATTCCAACCATAAAATTATTATGTACAATAATAGCATCATTTTTTATATTTTGTTGATAATAAACATGGCCATTTGGAAACATATTTGGTTTTAATAATGCTATACTATTGATATATTCATTTGTTAATACCAATTTATTAATAAGAATTTGATCATCCTCTTCTATATTATTTCCACAAATCTCTATTAATTCTTTACATTTATCAGTATTATTAAATACCATAAATCCAGAACATATAGTACTTCCTGGTAAATCGCATTGAAATAAAATTTTTCCTGCTTTTGAAATAAATGGCAATGGATTTTTTAAAAATACAATATCTGTATCCACAAAGCATAAAGAATTATATTTTATATAATTATCTTTAATAATTTTCCATTTATATTTAACGATTTTTCTAAAATCACTTGTCTCGTCAAAAGACCAATTTTTGTATTCAGTAATTTCATGTTCAAAAGCTAAGTATGCTCCTTTATAACTTTTCATTTGTTCATATGCATTAGCATCTATACAAGCAATTATAAAATCATTTAGATTTAAACCAACATTTTCTGCTGATTTAAGCATATTTTTACAAATATCAATACAACCAGAATTTAAAAATGTTAAAAATTTCATGTTAATTCCGTTATAGGTACTAATTTATATGGTGGTGGTAATCTTTTTGATAAATCAGCAGATGATCCATCTCTTATATTTGTAATATGTTTGTGATAAGTTTTGATCGATAATGATGGATTTTTTACATTATAACCATATAATTCTGCGTAATAAGCAATTTTATTATCACACCCAGGTAATCCTAAATAAAAATTTGCATTTTTAATTTTACATCTATCTTTCCAAATCCAAACATCTTGTGAATCATAGCCTTTGTATGGGTCATCGTTTTTATGAAGCATCATATTATCTTCATATCGGGTCAATGCGTAAAATTCATTTTCGTTTATATTTTCTGCTAATTTTATTGTCTCATCAAATTCCATATCTGAATTGCAAAAAATATTAATCCCGTCAACAGCATTATCAAAGATATATTGATATGTTATTCTTGAACTTTTTATTGTTTGTTTTAATAATCTTTTTTCTTCTTTTTCGGAAAAAATAAAAATATTTTTAAAAAAATTAGATTTAATATTTGTATTAATACAATCTATTACTTCTGTATTTCTTTCTTCATTTCCACAATCCCAATACTCTACATAATAATTCATTTTATCTCCAAAAATTTATTACCAACACTTTGATACTGTATATCCGAATCATCATACCCAAGTTCTTTTAATTTTTGTTGCTTTGATTCACTATCTGCTAAACCCATTGTAATATACTTTTCACCATCATATTCTTCACCAGGCCACATACAATATGATTTTGGTAAACAACCAACTCTAATTTTTTTTATATTTTTTAGAAATAAACCAACTAGAATTTCATGATCGAATATTGGAACATTTTGTTTTTTTATCTGTTCCACACCTTGAACCCAATCGTGAATAAATTCAATACCAGCTGCTGTATTATTTACAAAAATTGGTGATGCTTTTGGTAAAGACATCGATGGATCATCTTTAGTTGGTATTTTTGGGAACGCAAATGCAATATCGCAGTTCGGTGCTAATTCATCAAATACATTTAAAGTTTTATGAATTATTGTATCAATATCCATCCATACAAAAGGAATATTAATTTCCTTCATCATTTCATATATGAATCTTGGTTTCGATAAACAATTTGCTCTATAGTCCCCTCTAGATTGTAATTCTCTTACAATAAAAGGTATCTCAAGATCACGACAATTTTTAATGAATCGTTTTGCATGATCGCTGTAATATGTTCTACCATCGATATCAGCAAAAAAACTTACTAGTGGAGTTTTCATAGTTGTTTAATCAGATCGTATAGAATATCATCTGATCCTTGCATTTTTTGAACTTTATCAAAATTTTCTTTTATTGCATCTAGTTTACTATAATAGTAATCTGGTGTCAATAAATTTAAATCTATTTCATCTTTAATAATAATCATCCCATCTTTATTGAAATAATTATCAATATCAGGAGCACCCCAATAAATTGGTATTGTTCCTGTAGCAAAACAATCGGTTAATTTTTCTGTGAAATAAGTCTCATAACTGTCGTTTTCAATGACAATTTGAAACATATAGTTATTTAATAACTCATGTTTACTATTCCATGGAGCTATATTATTTCCAATTTTATTAGAATTTGCTGCGCCACCAAAGATATCAATCTTATCTTTTAGATTTTCTGCTATTTGATGTCGCAAAGCATGGCCGGGTGTTACTTTTTTACTAGATGCAAACATAGAGCAGATCTTTGTTTTTGAAAAGATCTTATGTTCTTTTACCCAAGGTAAGTTACTGCCAGCAAATGAGAAATGAAATTTCGAACTCTTTTTACAATATTCCCTATCTGCAAAATAAATTGCATCATAACTTTCTTCAAGTTGTGGTATAAGTTGATCAAGCACATTGCGAGGTATTGACCATGCATGAAAAATAGCCCTTGATTCGCAGATCCATGCGATTTTCTTTTCACCTGTTTTTTTCCTATAATTTATTCCGTGTGGAATAGCAGAATCAATAAAAACTTTAATCGGACTATCTTCATTAGTCCATTCAAACTTTTTTGGTTTTAAATCAGAATTAGATGAGTATTGTAGTAAGAAGGGAGAACCTATTGCTTGCATATAATCCATAATATAAATCCTTTGTTGTATTTAGGTCACTTTCCTATATGATACTTGGGGATTAGTTGCCATTCTTGTTTATCTTTATGTGGAATGATCTTAAGTCTGGCTAGTGAAATCTGTGGTTCTTTGTACTCTTCTGGATCAACGGCTTCTATAAGATTCCATTCAACTAAAAGTCTTACAATTGTATTTCTACGAGCCACATCATCATCTGATATGTCACTTTCTAGACCATCTAGTAAAAACATCTCTTTAAAATGCATGATGGTATATCGTCCGCGTTTATGTAAAATATGACAAGATTGGAATAATTTCTTCTCTTTTTTAGAAGAAACTCCAATTCTTGTCAATGTTTCTTTTACCTTAAGAAAATCTTCTTTATTCTTTAAATTAATCTCTACACCAAGCCCATCAAAAATATCATCATCTTCCGTCATTTTTTACTCCATAAAATATAAATTATTTATATTTTTAGGACTTTCCACCCCTATTTAATGACTCCTTTATAGCTTCTATTTGGCTATCTGACAGGATCTGAGCTACTTCCATGGCTCTGGCTCTGGAATAGCCATAAAACTCCATAATAGGCTCTATAGAGCCTTTATCGTCTTTATGCCATTTCGCATATCGATTGGCCTTTGGTAAAGCCTCTAGGTAATACTCATACTGTAATTTTTTGTCTAAATTT